GACCCTCATGGGCATGGAATTGATTTCGAGATAGAGGAACCACCTACTCCATGTCATGTAACCGTAGGTCTAGATGATGGTGAGGAACCAATGGGATTCACTATCTGGACTACAAGGAAGAATGGACATTATTTCAGAGGAATCAGACACAAGCCGGGAGTGAATGGGGACCATCCTGTAGTAATTCAGGTATTGGATGCACCGAATCTGAGTGCGCGTGTACTCACGGAAACTAGATCAGATGGAACAGTAAGGGTATACAGCCCTTTTTGAATGGTGACTTGGAAGATTGCTATGATCTAGTGTGTGATCTTCGCAAGTCACTATTTCCATTCTTATTCGAGCCGGGTCATCCTGAAGCTAATGACGATGGATGGTTGAGGATAGATAGAATAGGACTTAATCAACATGATCCATACGCGGGTATGCAACGTGGTGCATATTGGGCTAAACACATCGCATGGGCTAAGAGGAATTTAGGATTAGGATTAGCTTCAGCTAAACTAGGATCACAGAATCATGGTGGCGCAACTGAGGCATACAAACAGGGATTCGTCACAGATATCGTAGCTACACCAGATGGAGTTCATTGGGATTTTCAGATAGATAGTGGCGGTCAGGGATATCCATGTTGGGTAAAGGAAGATGATCCTGCGAATTACCCACCAATAGCTGAGAGATATGTGCCCGCATTCGATCCTGATACTCCACTCTGGACTCCTAATTCTAGAGATGAGGAATAAATTATGATGTTCAATCAGATGCCTCCTAGAGGGGGTGGTGGAATGAATATGCGTCCACCTATGGGTGGAATACAGAGTGGTAGACCAGAAATGGCTCCACGTCCACAGGGATTAGGCCCATCTAATCCTCCTGCTCAGAGTTTGGGTGGTGGACCAATAACACAGAATAGTCAAGTCGGCGGTATGATGCAGAATGTTTTCAATAGAGGAAATAGAGGTAATACTCCACCTAATCTAGCACCACCACAACCATCACTAGAAAGATTTGCACCTCGTCCTCCTATGAATCCTGAGCCTGCTCCACCTAATAGTCCTCCCCCTATGATGAATGGTGGTAATCCCCCTCCTATGGGCGGAATACCTAAAGGACCACAGAATCAACCACCAATGAATTATATGGACTTTATGAATCAGTTGCAGAATCAACCACCCCGAGCTATTCAACCAATGCAGCCCGGAGGACCGGGTGGAGGTGGATTCTGGAATATGCAGAATAGAGGTGGAGGCGGAGGTAGAATAGGTCCATCATGGATGTAGACGTAGCTGTTAAACCAGTATTTAGTACGAATGAGTGGAGGCCAGAGCCTAAACAGGAGCTATTTCTATCTATTCCTACAACAGTAAAGGAAGCATTTTATGGAGGGGGAGCAGGTTCAGGTAAGTCCGACGTTCTCTTACTTTACGGGATTGTACATAGATGGCATGAACACCCAAAATTCAAACAGGTGTTTATGCGTAGAACTTACCCCGAACTTAGAAATGAAATTATCCCAAGAAGTCGTGAACTTTATAGAAAATTCGGTGCTACCCTCAATAAGACCGAAATGTGTTGGACCTTTCCGCGTACAGATCAATATGGTGGTACGGGTGGTACAAACGATGGAGCAATGATCTTTCTAGGTCATTGTGAGAATGAAGATGACGTACATCAATATGACACGATGCAGATCTGCTTGTATACTCCAGATGAGTTAACAAGCATAACTGAATGGATTTACACATATATTACATTTCAGAGGAATCGTGCCCCAAAAGACTCTGGACTCCCCAGTATCACACGCGCAGCCGGAATGCCCGGAGGTATCGGACATACTTGGACTTACAAACGCTTTATTAAACCTTACCCAAAAGGTGGAAAAATTATTGTCGGGCGTGGAGGAAATAAAAGAATCTATATTCATTCTACACTCGAAGACAATAAACATATTGATCCAACATACAGACAGTCACTACAAGGAATAACGATCGAAGCGGAGAGGAAAGCCAAGTTATTAGGTGATTGGGATGCGTATCAGGGTCAAGTATTTGATGAATTTAGAGATAGAAAGTTTGAAGATGAGCCGGATAATGCAATTCATGTAGTTCCAGAGTTTGAAATTCCAGCATGGTGGCCTAAGATGGTCATTGGTGACTGGGGATTCACCGCAATGACATGGATTGGATATGCTGCGATCTCTCCAAACAAGCGTGTATACATTTATCGTGAACAGCATTGGGTTAAAACGAAGATTGCGGAGTGGGCTTCTTATGTTAAGGTCCATGTTGACAAGGAGAATCCTAGACTTATCAGATTCTGTAAATCAGCAGGACAAGATAGAGGTCAAGAACACACAATTCAGCAACAGATTGAGGAAGAATTAGGTCAGCCCATCGAATTATCCATGAATACACCCGGTTCGCGTGTAGCAGGGAAACAGTTAATACATGAATATCTACGTTGGACACCTAAACTTGTTAATCCTCAAGAGATCGCGCCGTACAACGAAGAATACGCTATGTGGATCATGCGAAATAGAGGCCAAAAAGAGTATAAATCTTATTTGGAATCTTTCAATCCACCCGAACCAGAAACTAATCTGCCTAAACTTCAAATTTTTGCAGGAGCAGCACCAGTTCTGGTTGAAGCAATCAAAGCGTGCTCATACGATAAGCCAAAGGGAAATAAACCCGCAGAAGATATTGCGGAATTTGAGGGTGATGACCCTATCGACGGGCTACGATACCTTGTCGATGCAGCAGAAGGATTTTTTGACGAATCTAATCAAGAATTTAAACGTATCCAAGCACAAGAGGCACTGATAAACAAGCTGAATCAGAGCAATGATTGGACTGCATTCTACCGTAACATGGCTAAGGTAGAAACAGACGATACGATTAAACCTATTGCAAGGTATCACCGACATTGATTAAAGAGTTAATGTACAAGTGGTTCGGGTTGACTCCTACACCATGTAACTCCTGTGAAATACTGCGTGAGCAACTCGATAAGAGTGAGCGTGAGCGCGGAGAGCTTTTACATCGACTACTGGACAAGGATAAACCCGAGCCTCTACCTGAAAAGGCAGAGGAGATTCGTCCAATCACTCCACAATTTACTCCGTGGCGTGTCAGACAACAGATGTTAGAGGCTGAAGATCGTAAGAGAGCAGAACTGATGAAGGAAAAAGAGAAAGAAATATCCAAATTAGAGAAGGAATTGGGCATAGATGTACCGGAACCGCTAACAACTACGGGGGAATAGATGCCTCTACTAACAGTAGTTCTAATTCTCATCGCCGTAGGTATCCTACTCGCACTTGTGAACAAATACGGACCACCATATGTTGATGGAACCATTCTACGGATCATCAACATCGTAGTTATTCTGGCCGTAATCGTTTGGCTACTGAAGATTGTCGGTGTGTGGGAATATCTAAGTAAGGTTACGGTGTAATCATGGGATTTTGGGGATCTCTCGGCAAGGGATTACTGAAAGTAGCTCCGATAGCAGCCGGATTCATACCCGGTGTGGGTCCACTGGCTAGTGCAGCTATAGGTGGAATTACGAGTGCAGTTAGTAAGAAAGCATCTGGTGGATCATGGGGAGATGCACTCAAATCTGGCCTAGTGGGTGCGGGCACATCATATGCGGGTGCTAAAGTACCTGTCGGAGCAGGTAAAGGACTATCTCCATCTAAAGGATTCTGGGGAACTGCTAAAGATGTAGCCACAAAGACTGGTAAAAGTATCTTGGCAGGTGGCCTGAATCAGGGGGGATACAATAATCCAAATCCATACATAATGGATAATTTTGGTGGGCCACAGAGTAAGACTTCTGTTAATTCTCCGATGGCTAGTACTGGTAGACCAACAGCTAATACGTCGGGTGGAGTGATGCCGCGTGGTGGATATGGATACAATCAGAATCCAATGAATCAGTTGGATCAGTCTTTCCCCAATCTATCACAGTCTATATTCCAGGGCAGACAAGAAGCTATCAGAAATCAGCCTTTCCGTAAGGGATATGACGTAATCTCTGATACAGGTGGAAAAGACGAGAATGATAAGCCTATTACCACTACACAGAGGATGCCTCGCATCTTCTCTACTGGAACAGGTGGAAGAAGGAATACTAGAGGACGCGCGCGTCAATCGGCGGGCTATTAAATGCCTGATACAGAAAAACTAGACGACGAAACTAAACGCCTACTCAAACAAATCGTCGATCATTTCGATGACGAGGATAGAGGTGTGCGTGATCGTCAGATACGTCAATGGCGTAGACTGAAATTACTGTGGGAGAATATTCAGCATACATACTATAGTGAGGTAGCACATGACTGGCGTATACCCGAATCTGAGAGAACTGGTCAAGACACTGATCAGGGATACTACGACAAGCCCGTTAACATCTATAGGGCATACTTGGAGTCTATCATTGCTGCTCTGTCTGTCACTGTACCTCCTATTACTTGCTATCCTGATGACGCCGACAATCCCATAGATGTTACAACGGCTAAAGCGGGTAATAAAATCGCCGAACTTGTATTTAGACACAATGATGCTCCTCTTTTTTGGTTACATGCTTTATTTGTGTTTTGTACTGAGGGGATGACAGCGTGTTACTCAT